CCTACAGGCAGTGCTCAAAAGCAAAAGCGACCGAATGGAGGATTTACATGTATCAAGAGCAACTAGAGATGTGGCCTGAAGAAATATCCAACCGGTATCGCCTCAATCAACATTTGGCTTGCCGCTGGCGAAAAGGCCGATATGAGGCCGTGGGCAGGAATCTTCGATAAAAGCATCGGTAATCACACCAAGCGAAAAGCAGGGGATCCATCCCCGTAAGACCAATTGCCAATCCCAGTAATTTTCTGTCAGATTTTCAACATGGTATAATTACACCAATGACTATCACGCCAGCCCTTCGTATCCGCGTTATACGCGCCATTCTCGGGGATAAGCCTGGGCAGTTCGCCAAGCGACTCGGCGTCCACGTCAACACGCTTGCCCGGTGGGAAGATGGACGCAATACGCCAGATCTTGCGAATGAGATCGCCTTGGGTAAGTTGTGCAAGCAGATTAACGTCATTGATTCAATGACCGCAGTGTTCCTCGTTTCCAATATGGATGAATCGAGGTAAACCGAAATCATCCCCAAAGTGCTAAACTGACAGCATTATGCCAGCAGGACGTCCCAGCAGCTACGATCCCGAAATGCTCCCACGTCTGACGGAATTGTGTCGAGATGGAGCGACAGACGTGGAAATTGCTGAATACATTGGCGTTAGCGTGCGACAGGTTTACAGATGGAAAGCAGAGCACCGCGACTTTCGTCACGCCCTAAGAATTGGGAAGCGATTTGCAGACGCCAGGGTTAAGCGATCACTGTATCAAAAGGCGGTTGGATACTCGCATGAATCGGTGAAGATTTACGCTGATCCGAAGACGGGCGATGTTGTTCAAGTGCCTTATATTGAGCACTTTCCGCCTGATACGACTGCGGGCATCTTCTGGCTGAAGAATCGCAAGCCGAAAGAATGGAAGGATAAGCTGGATCACGAGCTCACCGGCGAAGTGGCGATCAAGCGGGTTGTGGCTGATTTGTAGCTAATAGGCACAAATAGTTGTTGACATTGGGTACGCCCATGTGTACATTAGACACATGGGGGCAACACAAATGAGCAATATCAAGGCACAGTACGAGACGGCACAGACACTTCTCTGGGCGATGAAGGACGATCTTGAGGGCAATGAGTTCGACGATGCTACGTTCGGGCGCAAGGCCAGCGAGTATGCAAAGCAGAACGCCAAGGTGAACCGTCTACGTGGCGAGTGGGAACGGGATATGCGGAGGGCGGCGAAAAGCGCGGCCGAAGGCAAGACGGATTGGGATTGGATTTGTTCCCACTGTTCCCGCGATATGCGCCAGAAACCCCACGAAACATGCTCCACCGGAGGATTATGCATTTCCATCGCAGAGCTAAATGAGCGTCGGCTACATGCCACACAACGCGAGGGTGAGCTAACCAACGATCTTCTAAAACAGTTTATCGATGGAAAGTTCTCAGAGGACTTGAAGTGACGCGGACAAGAATTGTGCCGTGAACTGTTAGCGGCCCGCACACGTCTCGACAATCTCCAGCTTTCGTACAACATGGTAACGGGAAACCGGTTGAGGTATAACCGATGAGCTTCGTAACCCGCCAAGCAGCTCACTGCGACCAGTGCTATCACGAGTGGCTGGTCGTTGGTGCGTCAACGCCAACGCACTGCGCCAAGTGCAAGTCGAGGAGATGGAATCATCGTGGGGTAGCTCAGATGGAAGAGCGCGCACCCTATAAGTGCGAGGACGTTGGTTCGATTCCAACCCTCACGACCAAACCTAATATGCAGGCGTTGCGCGACATATGCGCTGAAAAGATTATGGCTGGTGACAACTCAACGCGAGTAGGTCTTGGTTCGCAACCAGAGCCAGCCCCAAACCCTCCAATGGCAACGATGGATCTAGCAAAGCCAGTGCAAGCGTCTTTTCACCATCACCCGCGTTGTACGTGTATGATTTGCAAAAAGGGGTGACAGATGCCAGCCTGGGCGATCAACACGCAAGCAGCGTTATCAGCGGGTGACAACCTGCAAGTCTTGCTGGTGACTGATACCAGCGGCGCGGGTGGGGCGCTGAAGGGATTCAGCTTCACCCCACAAGCGACGCCGATCAATCTGGCGATCTGGAACAACTCAGGTCAGACAATCGTATTGCAAGCATCTCCCGACAACGCAACGTGGTTGCCTGTGACACTGAATGGCGTGGCGGTGAGTGTGGCAACGGGGTTGTGTCTTGAGTTTTCAGGGCTGGCGGCTGGGCTGAACTACCGGCTTGCGAACGCAGTAGCGATCACTGCCGGCGGCACGGTTTGGGTAGCGCGCTAGGAAATGCAGCTGGTAGAAGATGTCCGCATTTCAGACCTCGTAAACCCAACCCCGAAGCAGCGCGAGTGTATAGAGGCTACTGACAAGTACTTCTGCGCTGGTGGTGCTTACGACAGTTACTCAAGCGATACGCTAAAACTGGCATCAAAGGCCTGGTCGTCGGCCTGTTCTCCATCGACTATCCCACGCTACAGGATCGGCAGCTATCCAAGATCGAGCGCGAGTTCCCCGAGTGGCTGGGCGAGACGAAGCGGACAGAGAAAGAGGGCTTGTGCTTCTTTTTAAAGGAGGAGTTCGGCGGCGGTCGCATTGCGCTACGCAACCTTCAGGATGCCAGCTCGTACAAGTCAGCCGAGTTCTGCGACATCGCGGTCGAGGAGTTGACGGAAAACAATCGCGACATCTTCGAGGACCTGATTCTGTTTCGCCTGCGGACGCCTGGTATCGACCGGCCATGCTTCCTGGCAGCGACGAACCCGACCGGCGTAGGACTTCAATGGGTCAAGGCGCTGTGGATCGATCGCAAGTTTCCGCCTGAACTTCAGCACCTCAAGCATGAGTTCAATTTCGTGCAGAGCCTCGTTCAGGACAACCCGCACATCAACGAGGAATATGTGCAGTCCCTACGCGGTCTTCCCGAAAAGAAACGACGCGCCCTGCTGGATGGCGACTGGACGATCCCTGAAGGCCAGTATTTCATCAACTTTGAGGAGTCGGAGCGCAAGGTAAGGCACTCTCTGATGATGCAGATCATTCAGCCGTGGTGGAGTCACTGGATCGGGCAGGACTGGGGCTACAAGCACGCATCTCCCGTATATTGGCACGCTGTAGGGAACGTAAATCCGGAGCAGGCGAAGTTGCTTGGGCGAGATTGGAATGCGCCTCGGAAGTGCGTGTTTACTTATCGGGAACACATCGCCACTTTGTCGGAAACGGACACGAGCGAGAAGGAGTTGGGCGAGATCATCTCCGCAAAAAGCGGCAATGAACGCATTGGGACATGGATTCTCAGCTCAGACGCTTTCGGTAAAAAGACGAGCCAGAACACGGCGGCTGAACTGCTCAAAAGCGGCACGAAAGGATTTCCCGACCCGCAACCGGCGAACATGGAGCCTGGAAGCCGCGTGGTCGGATGGCGCTTCGTATCGAACCTCATTAGCGACGACACTTGGTTTATCTCGGACATGTGCCCTGAAGCTCTGGCGGCCATCCCTTCGCTCGAATATGATTCAGACAAGGGCGGAGAAGACATCCGCAAGAATGACCACCTTTACGACGATTGCGGCGACTGCCTGCGGTATGGCTTGGTGGACATGCTGGGCGTCAAGGGCGTTCCGCTTCCGGTGCAGCGCGCTGAAATAGCCGCTCAGTTTGTGGAGGATGGTGTTATCGTTGAGCCAACGGAACTTGCGATGGCGATGGCGCGATTCAACGCGGAGCATCGGCATAAGGGGCGACGGAGGGCAAAATGGTCGGCGCGATAAAGAAATGGTTGGGAGTCTCGACACTTGAGCGTGAGAACCTTCGGCTCGTCGAGGCCGCGCTCGACCATAAAGATCGAGTCAAAGCGTTGGAGACTCGACTTGACGTGCTTACCAATACAGTCAATGGGGCTCATGCTGCGAACATGAATGATTGTGAAGCTCGTATAGACTTCCTCGAAAAAAGTTTGACAGCAAAGCCTTCTACGGCGAAGATTGTACCGAAGGCCCAAAAGACGAATTGGAAGCAGTTTCGCTCGGCGGCTGAAAGAGCGTCCGAACCTGAACAGGAGACAGCATGACACCCGACGAACGCAAAGCATCCATTGAGGCTACCGCAACCGAGCGAGCTGCAACTCTAAATCCTCCGGTTGTACACCAGACACTCGCCGATCTTCACAAGCGCGTGGCGGAACTGGAGGGCAAGCCGTTTTATGGCGACCCGACAAACGATTTTCACCTGAAGGGCAATGCGATTCAGGATATGCACGGCATCTCCCGCGCCAAGTTCATTCAGAAGCTTACAAGCAATAACTTGGTTGACGAAGCGAGTCTGCCGTTGTTTCTGAAGTTTCTGAACGAGTACGAAGCCGATGATTCCGGCGATCCGCCGTATGACGTGGCGAAGCTGGCGGAACAGGGTCAGGCGTTGAATCGCCCGCTGGACGGGTCGAGTTCGGAGAAGTACCTGTATACCGAACACTGGGATACAGGCTTTGCTCAGGACGGCGACCCTTACGGGATTCAGGCCGACTACGTTTCGCAATCGCCGAATCCGAACGCGAAGATCCCCACCCAGGCGCAAGCTGACGCGATTGCGACTGAGGCTGAGTTTGAGCAAGCTGCGTATCATTCCGCTGGCGTCGATGTGCGCCCGAGCGAGGAGAAGGTCAATGGATAGCTCCATGCCATCAATGAGCCGACTTCCGCGCCGCGAGTCACCGCCGCGCGTGTCGATGTCTGGCAGCGGCAAAGAGGGCATGAAGTCGCAGGAAAAGGTTGGCGACCACATGCACGCGGCGGCTGAGTCCATGCACAAGGCCGAACCGCACGCAAAGCACATGATCGTTTCGGATGATGGCATGGAGAAAAAGTCTCATTCGGTGGACGAGCAGGGCCAGCACGAGGAGCACGAGGGCAACGACGCCGATGCTCATGTGAATCGGTTCATGGGTACCGATGAAGGCACCGAATCGAATGATGGCGGCGAAGAGCCGGAAGAAAATTCAGGCAATCTGTATTAGGAGACGCACAAATGATTCGCAAGCTAATCGTACTCATTGGCCTTACCTCACTCGCTGGCTCCGTCGCCTTCGCCCAAGCGCGTCCCGTATTCTCCGGTACGGCTGACGCCTACGTGTTTGCGTATGGCGGAAATCAGCCGTTTTCTCCTCCTCCGCTGGTTGTGGATTTGGCGGGTGGCCCTACGTCTGCGGGTGTGGCAACGCTGACAGTCGCGTTCGGCACCGTCGCGCTGACGGATGGCACGCTGATTACGCCGCT